CAATGAGGTCGTCGCTGATTGGAATGGTTGGCCGGCGCTTGGTAGTTTGGTTTCGACCCCAAGGGTTCAAGCGGATGATGCCGTTCTCAAAGTCCACCTGGGTCCAGGTCAACGAGCGAAGCGCATCTGAGCGTGCACCAGTTTCCATGAGCAACCAAAGGTAGCGACTGATTCGCGACATGCGCTCGCCGTCGTCGGGTATCTTGCTCACTCGACGAATCAGGTCCAGCTCGCCAGCGCTCAGCACTCGGTTGCGTGCCGGCGGCTTGGGTGGCAGCGGAATGTAGGACAAGTCCTTGGTGGTGACGCGCAGCTCTTTCGGCTCGACCTTCTTGACCATGAAGTTAAACACGGCGCGCATGATGCCCAACTCTTTTCGCACAGTGCCAGTCGACACCTTGCGTCGGCCATGAAACGTGCCTTCAAGTCTCTCTTTGGTGAATCGCTCAATGTCACCGCGTGTGATTTGTGACAGTGTGTGGTCGCCAAATCGGACAATCAGACAAATCAAAACGTGCTTGAGTGTTTCAGGTGCAGCCACCGTTGGGCCGTGTTGCTCCAGGTACATGCGGCATGCGGCTGAAAATGTTTGCGGGTCTTGCGACACCTCATCTTCGTTGCGAGCTTTTAGCCAGCCCTGAAACCTCTCTTGCGCGACTTGTATATCTCCTGTCCGAAGGCTCGCTCTTTGCGAGCGACCTCCATCTGAGTACGTGACGTACCAGACGCCGCCGTTTTCTGTAAGCCTTGGGGGGAGCGCTTTGCGTGCCATCTCATATTCCTTTCAATGTATTGCTGTACGGACTCGCGTGAAATCAGAAGTGGCGCACGGCCAGCGCCAGGAATCCATTGCAGTTCACCGGCCTGTCTGAGCTGACGAACGAATCCCCTACTGCGGTGCAGCATCACTGCCACCTCTGTTTCGAGCATCAAGTCCACGTTGGTTACTTACCTTCTTGCTCTTGAGCCAGCATAAAAATTTGCATGGCCACCTTCTTTGGCAAACGCATGTTGAGCTTTATCCACATGTAGCCCTCTTCGTTGGGCACATCACGTAGCTCAAACGTCGGCTCTTGTTTGCTGTGTGCTGTCTCGTAGTAGTTAGGCAGCAGCTCTTCTGGTCGCACACCCAGCACGCCGGCCATCTTCTCAAGCGCTTGTGGACTTGGAATAGACCGACCACGCACATAGGTGCTGATTGCATCGCGTGCCAGGTCGCAGTTGCGTGCAAACTCTGATTGGGTCCAACCCTTGTCAGCAATCTTCGTGTACAGACGCTTGGCGAACTCGGCTTTTACTAAGTGCCGGTTGCTCATTGCGTCAGGTTCCTGCGATTTATTGGAGGCAGGTTTGGGCTGTGTCGCGTATTTAGGCATCGTTACTCTCCTGTTAGTGGCATACATCTTGTACATCACATATAGGCGAGTGTACGGCAATCAACGACCCGCACGCAACTATTTTTGTGTGTTTCGTTGACAACTTGTATGCCGCACTTACAATTTCTCGCATGACAACATACAAAAAGACAGAGGTGAACGTCAGGGCGTTCATCAAACACTTCGGCGGTCCAGCAGCCATGCGCTTGCTATGGGCTAAACACAAATTGGAGTTGACCAAGGGTGCTCAGGACAAGTGGGTTATGCGTGGCGTAGTCCCCACATCGCGCATCCTTGAGGCTGTGCAAGTGGCGCGAGCCATGCGCACTTCTTTCGATTTCAACAATTTTGTTAAAACTAGCCGGAGAAAAGTATGAGTGCGTTAGCTAAAGAACAGCTAAGTGATTTGAACTGGGCGACCGATGTGTTGTCCGGCAGGGGTGACGAGTCTGATTGTTCAGTAGCAGCAACCAACATGTTGTCGTCACTGGCAACGTATGGTGCAACGCAGCAAATCAAACAAGCAGCCAGCATTATGTTGGTCCAGGGTGTAGCGGAGGCCGCATGAAAATTGCCGGAATTGACCCAGGACTGTCTGGTGCTATCTGCGTGTTTGACGTCGACAAAGGCATGCTCACCATACTTGATATGCCGACAGTCGAAGTCAAGTCCGGCAAGACCATGAAGCGCCGGCTCAGTGAGCCAATGCTTGCTGAGCTTCTTCGTCCACATGAGATTGAGCACTGTGTGCTTGAGCAAGTTGGCGCTATGCCAGGTCAAGGCGTCACGTCCATGTTTGCGTTTGGCCAAACCTACGGAGCCATCCGCGGCGTGCTTGCTGGACTGCGAATCCCCATCACGATGGTCACACCACGCAAGTGGACCAGCGACATGAAAGTCAGCGGTGGCAAGGATGCCAACCGCCAACGTGCCGCCCAACTCTTTCCCGCCTACGCAGCGTCGTTCTCTCGTGTCAAAGATGACGGACGTGCGGACGCGGCCCTACTGGCTCATTGGCTGGTAACTTTTTCCAAGGAAGTATGAAATGACGACAGACAACATCATCCACATCACGGCACATCAAACACGTCCGTTCTTGATTGTGGACGCGGAGCAACGAAGCGAAGCCTGGTTTGAGGCTCGCCTCTCACGAGTCACCGGCTCGATGGCATCCAACGTGTGGGACAAGACAAAGAAGGGCGAGCGTGTCGCCGGCTGGACCAGCTACCAGGACCAGCTCTTGGCCGAAGCGCTGACTGGTATCAGTGCCGACGACGTGTATGTCACTCGCGACATGCAGCGCGGCATTGAGTTGGAGCCAGTGGCTCGCAATGCGTTGGCTCGCCAGCTTGGTGTTCGCATTCGCGAGACAGGCTTTCTCGCCCACAAGACCATCCGCGCCGGCTCATCGCTAGACGGTGACATTGATGATTTCCGTGCGGTCGTTGAGTTGAAGTGCCCAAAGACAACGACGCACCTTCGCTACATCGAGGCCAACGTGGTCCCTGACACCTACATGGGCCAGGGTTTGCACAACCTGTATGTCAGTGGCGCTGAGGTCTTGTACTTCGGCAGCTTTGACGACCGCTTGCCTCCCCACTTGCAACTCTTCGTGAAAGAAGTGAACGCCAAAGACATGCCGCTTGAGGAATACGAGCGCGACCTTTTGGCATTCACGACTCAGCTTGAAGAGCGCATCCACGCATTGGCCCTTGTGCCAGGCATTTAACTCAAACCAGGAGAAACCCATGACAGAACGCATCTATGCAGTGAACAACACGACCGGCGACAAGACCCGCTTGGTCCTTGCAGCTAACCCTGCACAAGCCCTGCGCCATGTAGCGCGTGACCAATTCGACGTGAAGGTGGCCAGCTCACTCGACGTCGCCCGATTGATGGCCGGCGGCGTGACCGTTGAGGCAGTCAAGCAAGACGCTGCCGAGGCAGCAACAACAGAAGCAAACCAGGAGTAATTCATGTCTGAGCAATTCACATCCGCAGCCACCGACGTGTCGGAGTTCATCACCGACTTGGACGCCGGCGTGTTCGACCGCAAGTTGTCCATCGCCTTGTCTCAAGTGGCCGCGGCCACCGTGGACCACGACAAGGTGGGCGAAGTCTCCATCAAGTTTTCGTTCAAGAAGATTCCTGGCACAAGCCAAGTCCACGTTGAGCACTCACTCAAGTACAGCAAGCCAACCATGGACGGCAAAGCTGGTGAAGAAGAGAAGCGCAACACACCCATGCACGTGGGCAAGTTCGGCAAGTTGTCTCTGTCGCCTGAAAACCAGCTCGCCATCTTCGACCGCGCTGGCCAACCCGCAACCAACGCGTAAGGAGCAGCAGCATGTTTGACAAAGAAGCTGTAAAGCAACTCCAAGAAAGCACTGGCATTGACCAGGCGCGCGCGGCAGTCCTGTCAGCGTTTGCCACCACCGGAGCAATCGCACTGCCAGAAGACTTCAACGTGCGCGACCTGGAGAACTTCATGCCAACGCGTCGTCGTATGCGTGGCCTGCTGCGAACCAACGTCATCGCTGACTTCGCTACCTACGTGGAAGCGCACAAGGAAGCCGGCGCAAGTGTGTTTGTTTCAGCCGACGCGCTGGACGACATGAGCGCTTGGGCCATCCTCAACATGGGTACGCCGGCAGCGCCTGGCCATGCAGACAACCGCGCAAAGCTGTCGCTCCGCTCGACGGCAGCGTTCACAGCTTTGCGTGGCCACACGTCAGGCTCGTGCATTAGCCAAACCAAGGCAGCCGAGTTCCTAGAGGACTGGGCCGACTGCATCGAGTGCTACAAGGACACAGAGAAAGTGTCTGTGCCAAAGGCCATCTCTGCGTTCCGTCGCATCACCATCGACAGCTACCGCAAGCAAGAAAACAGCGAGCAATCGTTGAGCGCAAGCCGCAGTGCATTCGAGTCTGTGCAAGCAACAAGCGTGGACCCGCTGCCAACGCATATCTATTTCAACTGCATCCCATTCCACGAGCTGAGCAAG